CGATACATGCGACGTTCTCTATACCGTACCGGCTACCCGTTATCGACTTACCCATAGTACCTGATATTGTAGTAACACTCGCTAGAACGTTAGCTAGGTGGCTAGCATCCTCCTTACACCAACGTATACTAGGTTCATGGTGGCCCGTAATCCACGAATTGAATATGCCATCTAGCCATTCTGCCTCGGTCTCTACCGTTACTACATTATCTCCAAAGAGTCTACCTAGAAATCTTAGCAATGCGTCCCACTCCCCCGCACTCATCTTCGGTAGTTTGAACCCCTTGCTAACGCTCCATAGGCGCTGATTAAAGAGCCTCTGGCTATGTATGTCGCCTAGCTTCTCGAACGTTAACGATACTTCCGCCTCGTATGCTTTCGAGTAAAATACTACCTCCCATACTACTGCCTTGCGGATGCGCTGCATACTGGCCGCTCGAATATTAGCTAACCATCCTAGCACTATCGCTTTAGCATTAGCGGAAAGTGTACTATTATTTGTTATATCATCTACTAGCTCTTTGTAGTAATCTTGCTCTTGTACGTTAAACGTAGTCCCGTAAGGCTCGTTCATTTGATACTCTTTCTAGTTCTGTCTCTACCAGCGTCGTAGGCTTATACTTCATTGCAGAGTAAACTTTACGCTTTACTACTCTATCGGCTAGCGGTGGCTCCATGTGCTTTTCGTTTATCGCGGTAGCCACCGTCATTAGCATACCCTCGGTACACCCAAACCGGCGCAAGGCGCATAGCATCTTAAATAGCGTATCGTCCCTACCTGAGCTATCCAGTAGCCCGCCCTCGGGTATAACGTCTGGTAGGACGCGCGTAGTTACTGGTACGTCTTGTACCTCTACTATAGGAAACTCGCTAGGGTCATACCGTCTACTTGTGTTGGCGTAGACTAGCTCCACTCGCTTAGGGTTTTGCGGGTCTTTGTAGTTCCATGTACCGGGGATACGCATTACTCTCGCAAGGTCAAACGTGCTATCTATGTGCCAGTGTGCTTGACCCTGTATCCAGTTCTGGAAACCGTGTACCAGTGGCCCCGCTGCCGCTGCGTATAGTGGCTTATCAAGTAACCAGTAGGCGTGATAGCCGTTACCTGTATCGACTAGCATAGACGGGGTAAACGCTAGCCCATCTAGCCACCCTCGTAGCTCCTCTTTGCTTATGCCTTTGGGGTCTAGGTCTACCCATACTGCCGGAATGTAGAGAATATCCGAGATAGTAGGCCGCGTGTTTCTCGCGTACTTCTTGCTATCACTCACTACTCCCATATGTATATACATATCTGCGCTACCGTAGATATTCGGTAGTGCGCGTAGGATTACTTCGGAATCGTGGTAGCTCCATACGCTACGCTCTGGTAGCGCGAATAGTACCGCCTGCGTATGCTCGGGTAGGCCACCCGGCCACAACGCCTGTACGTAGCCTGTTGCGTGTTCGGTATCAAACGGGTAAATTGGCATCGGTCGTTCTTCCTTCTAATCAGGGGCTGAGCGGCGGGTAACGAAAGTAGGCCGTACCCAAAAGGTAGCGGCCTACTTTCGTATTAGTAACTAGGACAGTTCCGGGCTATCTACTTCTGAGCGCACTACCTGTATCTGCGCTTCCAGTGCTGGCCTAATCTGGTTTCGGTAGCTCATTACTACGGCTACTTCCTCGTCTGATAGGTGCCGCACAAATCGCGGTACCGCTCGCGAGTATACAATCCCTGTTTTGTTCTTCGTCGCCTCTAGTGTGAACGCAGTAACGATGCGCCAGTAGTTGATACCGTTGCTCGCTAGGTTCATAAAATAGGCTTTGACTAGTGGAATGCTCGTAGGAGGGATAGGAAGATAGAACGGCAGTAGCGCGGTTTCTTCCAGTAGGAAAATACTACGTATCTCCTTACATGCCTTGCCGCCCGTCTCTTTGGGGTCGCTATCCCACTGGTTTAGCGGGCATACGTTACATTCTCCTCCGGGGTCTCCCTCTCCTATGTGCCCATCTTGCGAGCTACAATCCGGCGGTGCGTCGCCTGTCTCCCCTTCTCCGTATGGCGTTTTCCAGTAGGCGCGAGTAGTACGCCAGTAGGGGATAACTCCTGCTATCTCTTTCTCCGGTTCTGGCCCGGTTAACCGGGGTACCGTCCATGCGATGTTACCGCCTGTAGGAATCTTGATACGTGTAAGGGAGAATCTATCAATAGAGTCTCCGCCTAGGTTATCATCTATTAGTTCCCTAACTGCGTCTGTGTCGCCTAGCGTAACTAGGTACCCTTCGCTCTCGGGTGTCGTTAGTTCTTTATCCTTAGTTGCCATTGTGTGTATACCCCTTTTGTTATCTACTGCGTGTTCGCAGTGCGACCGTCTTCTGTACTAGTAGTTTTCCTTCTACCTCCGGTGGCAGTATTGGGACGCCTAGCTCGTCTGTTGGCAATTCTCGTACCCATGCGGATACGGTCTGCGAGTTGAAACGGGTCTGCACCATGCGCCCCAAACCCGCCGCAATCAAGGCGCGAGTAGACGTATCGTAATCTGAATCCCCGTTAGCGTCCTTTATCGGCCCCGTCCACCATTGGCGGTGTAGGTAGACCGTCCTACCGTTCACCTTAGTAGACTGTTGCCCCATCTCTATAAAATGCTCTAACAGGCTTTCTTCCAGTGGCTTTAGCTCCTTGTCTATGTCCTTAACTTGCGCCTCTAGTAGTTTCTTCGTTTCTACTAGGTCTACGAATCGTACTATTTCTTCTTGATAACTCACTAGGGTAGATTCCTTTCCCACTCCTCCCACTCTGCCGCAATATTAGGATTCTGCGTTAGAGCGGCTATACGCCTCATAGCTTCATTGTTCGGTAGTGTACCTCCTTCCCACTTCATAAGCGTACTAGGCGTAGTGCGTAGAATGTTCGCGCACTCTGCCGCGCTGATAATGTTAATGCGTCTCCATACCCGTAGCGGATTCTGTTCTACCGCTAGGCGGTACTCCTCAAGTAGTGTAAGTACCATACTCATTTGTTCATCTCCTGTCATTATTTACTAGGGTATCCGATTAGGCTAGCCATCCGTAGTTTTGCGGTAGCTTGTCGCTCTTTAGCTTGTGTTACCGCGCGTAGCTCCACGTCTCGCGGCATAGCTGCTATCTCGTCCGATGCCTCTAGGAAGCTCCGTACCGAGTCTACCATCTGCTGCACGCCTGCTAGGTCTGTATTTAGCGGTATTCGTGCTTGCTCCTCTGCTGATTCTGGTAGCTCCATAGCTACTACGCTTAAACAGTACGTACAGTAGTATTGCACTACCGATTCAATTTGCCGCTTCCCTCCCTCTATCGGCTCTCGTACCGTTGCTCTAGGTCTAAAGCTGTGCGGCCCTCCCCCTCTTACCGGGCAGTTAGGGTTATCTGGTTGTACGTGCCTGTACTCTGTATTCGTCATACTTCCCCTTTCATAATGGCCTCTACTACGGCCCTCTTTTCAGATAGAGCCTTATATACTTGCTCGTCTTTCGTGTCTTTCATAATTAAATGAGTGTAGATAGTCGTCCGGGTCTGCCCCGGTCTATGGATGCGGCTTAGGCTTTGGTCGTACTGGCCTAAGCTGAATCCTAGCGAGTAGTAAATACAGTACATAGCTCTAAAAAGTTCGATACCCTCTGAGCCTGCCTGTACCTGTACCGCTAGTACCTCTCCGCCTGTACTCGATTTCCATAACTCTAGCTCGTCTATGCTGCCGGATAGCTCGTAAACTGTTCTTCCGGCTAACTCTCCGCGCTCGTGTATGGTCTTAATATCTGCTAAGTATCTGGCGAACACTACTACGGGTTCATGGTTATCTATTTCCTCTAGTATCTCCTGTAGCAGTTCCGCCTTACTCGTATCTATGTTAACCCCGTCTAGCCACCCTCCTGTAAGCTGTTGCAGACGTAGCAATTTTACCAGTGCGTTAGCTGCCGTAACGGGTTCCTCGTCCTGTCCGTGCAACCATGTAATAAAATCTTCGTCTAGCTCGTTATAGTGTTTTCTAGCTACTGGCCCTAACTCCGCGTACCTTTGTATATGGTGCTGAGGCGGTAGGTCTAGTACCTCTTTGCCTACCTCGAAAGCGATAGACTGAAACCGCTCTACAAAATCTTCTAGGTTCTTATAGCCGCGTACCTCTCGGTTCTCCCATCCTCCTAGTACCGCGTAGCGATTCTTAAAGAGTACATAGGAGCTACCGAATACCGAAGTATCAAGGAATCGGTACTGCGCGTAGGCATCTAGCGGGCTATTCGCCAGTGGCGTACCTGTTAGGGCTGCGCGGTACTTACTCCGCTTACCTATCGTGTGTAGTAGGCGGCTGCGCTTCCCTCCGGGTGCCTTAATATGGTGGCTCTCATCGGCTACCACTAAATCCCATTCCTGTACCAGTAGCCATGATGCGAGCGGCTTAAATACGATAGCATCATAATTTACTACAATAACTACAGTGTGCGTACTACGGTACATCTGGTACGCTTCCTGCGCCTGTTGCTGCCTCTTAGCCACAGTGCCTTTAGTTAGCTCTACTACGTGTACCGGCCCTCCCTTGTAAAACTGCTCGAAGTTCCTACCCCATACGCCATCGCTGAGTATCTTCAATTTGCATACTATCAGTATTAGACGGTGCTGCCGGTACTGGCATAGGTCTACGATAACTCTAGTCTTTCCAGTACCCATGCCCATAGCTAGCATAACTGCCGGTTGTTCTACCGCGAACCAAAACGCCCGCTCTTGGTGTTTCCAGTGCGGTACCCCGGTTGCGGGTACTGGTACCGGCTGTACCGGCCCTAGCTTAGCCTGTATTAAATCCGCCTCTTGCTCTAGTGCCGTCTGTAGTAGCTCCTTAAAGCCTGCGGTACGCTCTACCCAAAAGGGGATACCCCTCTCTAGTGTCTTAGCAGTGCGCGGGTTTCTAGGCCAGTACCACCAACGGTTAGCGGTATCCCATGCCCCGCCTAGCTCCTTGCATACTGCGTACTGCGTCGCGGGCACCTTAGCGCAAATCCTCGGCCCATACAGACCTATGGCCCAACGTGCCTTTAACCCACTCTCGGCCATTAGAGTACGTCCCTGCGGGCTATCGAAGCGGCACGGCAAGCCATCCGATACCGGGTAACGGCTCGCGGCTCTTTGTACCCGCGCTTGCCCCGGCTAATAGCTCCACCCTTCCGCCCCATAGCGGAGTAGTCGTACTGGTACGCGCCTCTTTCGTGGTACTCCTCGCGCCTGTTGCTCATTAGCACCCGCATACAGGCTCTACCGCAAGTCTTACGGGGTGAGTACCCCTTGCCTTTAATCGGTATTGGAAAGAGTAGCCCGCATACTACACACTCTCTGCGCGGGCTACTACTCGATACACTGCGCGGGTTAATCGTACCCTTTGCCAGCTTTCCCAATGAATCTAACCCCTTCTGTAAGGCCACCTAATGCCCGTCACAAGGCGTAACGGGCAAAGGTGAAGCGTACTATTACCTAGCCCTCTACCGTTGGCTGAGCGGCTTCCTGTGCGGCCATTTTCTCCTCCTCTGCGTACTGGTACTCGCGTACCAGCTTGTCGCGGTCGTCCTTGAGGATGCTTATGATTTCATCCATCTCCTCTATCAGCGGCTCTAGGTCTCGGTATAGGTAGGAAGCTATCGTTACTGCGCTAGTACGGTATCGCTCTACCTTGCTTACGTTGGTGACCTTTGCGGAGTGTTCACTAGCTCGGTAGTCTACCGTTACCTGTCGCGGCATTACTGGCGTAGGCCAGTGCCAAAGGGTCTCCCCTATCTCTACTGTGCTTAAGTCCATCGTTAACCCCATATCCTTATCGCTGTGTAAGCAAGGATGCTAACCGCTGCCAGCGTGACTACTGCCCAACCAGTAGCGAACATGCACCCCGCGCCTACTATCGTTTTGTACTCGTCTCTACCATCGTTTGTAGTTTTCATATTAGCGAGCTACCTACCGGGCAAAATAAAACTAGGGCCGGATTGCTCCGGCCCTAGCATGTTGGGTAGGGGTAGGGTACTGAGCTAGCCCCTACCCGCCTTCGTAGCGGTAGCCGTAGGAGCGGGCATCGGGGTAGGCTCGTTAGCCTTCTCCGCTTCGGCCTTAGCCTTTGCCCTAGCCGCCAGTACCTTAGCTTTCTCTGCAAGGTCTCGCGCTCGCTGTGCTTCCTCCGGGGTAGCCTTGCGAACGTGAATACCGTCCTTACCGCTCGCGTCCCTACCGCCCGTAATCGTGAGATTGTAAGGGATAGTGGCCGCTGCGCGGTGTAGTTGTAGTGACAAGCTACGGTGTAGCTTCGGGTCTCCGGTAACAATGAATGCTCCCGGTGAATCTTGTAGCTCGGTAACGAATGGTATCCATTCGTTAATACCCGCGCTGACTTTCTTATTTAGCGTAATAGCCTCGGCTGCTACGCTCTCCTGAATCGTGAAATCGCTAGGCTTCATTCTGGACTAAACCCCTTTTCTGTGTGTTGGCGTTAGTGGCATTGCCACTCCGTTTAGAATCATATTCTAGGCTCTACTCGATTGTCAACCTCTGCGCCGTAACAGGTAGTCAAAGGCTGCGGCCAGTAGGATAGCGGCTACCCATGCTGCAAGTAATCCAGTCACCCGGTACCGCCCTCTGCCTGTTTGCAGAGAATACCGTACAGGGTCTCGGATAGCTCGTAAGCGTAGTTAATAGCATCCTCGCTAGTTATGCCGGTGTAGCTCGTTATCTCGCCATCTTCCGCTAGCTCCGCTGCCGCGTCTATCCGGGTAGCGTCGCTGCTTAATAGCTCGGTACCATCGTACTTTGCTGCTAGCTGGCGGGCATCGTCCGGGCTGAGTAGGTCTAAGGCATCGTATAGGTTAAGTAGTATCTTTGCTTCTTTGTCTACCATCTACACTATCCTTTCCTGTTCTACCCTAAAGGATAGTGCCGGGTGATTCTCGGCCCATCGTTCTAGCTCGCGGTCTATCGAATCCCTGTTACCGATAAATACCGCTGCTAGGCTCTCTGAGCCTGCTACGTCGCGACTATAGGCCGTGTAGCCCCATACCTCCCCGAACGCCTTTAGTAACGCCTCTTGCGTCTCCTGTGCGGTCTCCGGGGTATCTTCGGTAGCGGTCTCCGCTAGCACGGTCTCTAACATGGTTATCCAGCGCGACGTATCGCGGATTTCCTTAGCCGTAGGTAGGTAGGTAGTGCCCTCGTCTAAGTGCATAAAATGGCCGCTCTTAAACTCTCGTACTACCGCTTCTAACATTAGTGTTAGAACCTCTACCTTGTCTTTGTCGGTATCCTCGGCCACTGGCCGTACCTCCTTTCTGTAGTTGGTGCCCCTAACTGGATTTGAACCAGTACCCTATTTCTAGGACGGCATCCTAAATGCCGCGTGTCTGCCATTTCACCATAGGGGCATAGGTCGTTAGTTTATATCGTACCCATTGTTCTTTCGCTACAGGTAGCACACTCGTAATACGCAATGTCCTGCCCTGAGCTACTAGACGCCTTAATGCGGTACGTCTCTTTCCACTGGTGCGAGTGAGGCGGGTTAGCTCTGCGCTGTTCACACTCGCTACAGAGTAACTCGCCTTCTACCGCCTTTTGCTTTTGGCATATGTAGCATTTAGCCACTGTGCTTATCCTTTTCATGGATACCGAGTGCGTAGGCTATGGCCGCTTGTGGCACGGAGTAGTCATTAGCTGCTACCCCATATCCGCAAGTAGGACATTCCCCGGCCCAATAGCCCCACGGGTTCGGCCCGATAAGGTATCGTGCCTTGTCTGCCTTGCTAATCCGGTTCCTACTATGACTTCCGGTAGCTGGCCTCGCATCATTGCTCATTAGTTCAGTACCTCTTTTTCTTCTGCACTAGTGCAGACGGTAGAGTCTGGCGCTACCGTCTGAAATGGTGCTAGGCCGCTAACCGGGGAGAGACCTTAGTTAGCGGCCTTGACGGATTTGGAATTGGTAACTTGTGTACCGCCCATTACTAGCGGGCAGACATTGTAACCCCCTCCTTTCTATTACCGGGTACCCTTTCCTACTGTCTCGGGTATGGGTTGTTCTCTACCTCGCAAGCCTCTACCGCTGCTACCTTGCTAGGGTAGTATTCCTGCTCACCTACGGGCTGTATTGGACTCGCGCCTAGTGACTGCTGGTAGGCAGTCCATCTAGCGCGGGTAGGTGGCCCATCCACGTAGACGGTATAAACGGCCTTGTTACCGTTTGCCCGCCATGCTTCCGGGTCGTTACTGAGCTTTAGCCATTTCATACGGTTGCCGCCTCTGGTACATGCCGCGTACCATCGTAGTTAAACCCTCTCGGGCTACGGGTTAGCGTTGCCTCTTGGTCTATCAGTAACGTGTAGGTAGCATGTGCTAGGTGATACTCGCAAGCATAGGTAGGCAAAACTGCCGCGCCCGGTCGTACCAGCTTGTAGGTAGCTATGGCGTACTTCTTGTGCTGCCATAAGCACTCCCTAGGGTAGCTCATATCTTAACTCCCTTGCTCTCGTTGTAGCGTCGCTGGTAGTCCGCTTCGTACCAGCTAGTAGACGCTCTGCATTGCTTACAGGTTGTGCGGGTAGTGTCGTCATTGCCAGCAAGGTTAGACGGTCTACCGCACGCCATTAGTAACAGGTAGGTGCCATACCCTTTCGGTAGGTAGTGAAACTTCATACCGGCATCGCTACCGGGCATGGGCCGCAATTCTCGTTTCCGTAATCTCGGCAGTAGCACGTATACTGCCCGTCTCGCTCGTAACAGTAAAACTTAGTACCGGCTACGTTATGAATGTTGGCGCATGGCCCATGCTTGACCCGCTCTACAAAGGCTATTTGAGCTTCTGTAGTGGCAAGGAACATAGCGGACGGCAGACAATCGAGACAAGCTGTATAGCTCGCTCGCTTGTATTCATCGTTGCTATCGCTCTCGCCCTCTGCGGCCTTCGGGTACCAGACTACTTTATAGCTGGCCCGTACATTCTTGTGTAGCTCGCAATTGTTAAACATTGTTCAGTACCTCTTTCTCTGCTATCGCAGACGGTAGGGCTACTGGCGGTCTGGCCCCCTATGGCGCTCCTATAGGGCATATTCCAGACGTTGTACGTATGGCGGCTGTTTCGCTAGGAGAGCTACCCCTAATAGCCATACTGCTTGCCAGTAGTCCTACCGTCTGCGCCAGTACCTAAGCACTGGACAGACTAGAGCTAATGCGTAGCTCTGTCGCTAAAGGCGATTCGGTTGCAAAAGGGGTCTCGCCTTTCGGCTTCTGGCATTATGCCGGGTGCCCCGTACCGTTTCGTTCCATGCCGGTACTACTCGTTCCCTGTAATAGCGGGTTCAGTACCAGCGGCTGTTAGTCGCCTGTCGTCTACCTGTACTACTCTACGCCTGTTTCCCTAGTATGCAAGCGTATCAAGTGTGAAGATTTGGGGCCGAAATTATGTCAAGTCCGGCCCCGGCCCCGGTAGGATTCAGGAAGGAAGCTGTAACCCCCATGCCTCTACTACGTTAAGTACATAGGTGCGCTCGCGCTGGCTTAGGTTGAGTGTATTACCGTGCCTATCGGTACCGCCTAGTATGACGGCATTACCGGCTATGTAGTCTTGCTCTAATACCCGGTACTCATCCCATGTACTAACAATGTCCATAGCGAGCCTGTTAACAGGTAGTTCTTGTAGCTTCCCTTCCTCGTTGATAAAGACTGTTACGCCTTGCCGGGTAGGGAACGCCTCGATATAGCCCCCTACTGCCGCCTGTAGCGCGTCTAGTGCGCCGTCAAACTCGCTAACGGTGTAGGTATCGCCTACTACGCTGATTTGGAGACCCTTCATTTTACCAGTACCTCGTATCTTTGCTAGGCTCTCACCTGCCTTCTGCCGGTAGGTTAGTACCGGCAGTAGGTAGGGTGCGAATCTACTTAATGCTTACTAACCTCCCTCCGTAGACGATACCGCTAGCGTACCAGCTATGCGGCTTGGGGTAGTGCGGCCCCTCTAGAGCTACGCTACCGTCCTTAACGTCTGGCCCGAATGGGCCGGGTTGATATACGTATACCTCCCGCCCCTCTGCAAGCCACTGCTTAAGCTCCTTTTTCGTCTTTGGATTTCCTTCTACGTATGCCATCTAACTAGCCTCTTTTCTTTGCATGGCTACCCACATACCCCGTACTAGCGGCTCTAGCTCGGCTGTGAATGCCTTGTGCCTCTTACTATGGTCAAAGTACCGGGCATGTGCAAGTTCGTGCGCTAGCGTGTCCAGTACCTGAAACTCGTCTAGCGGTTCCGGGTACCATTTGATACCCGATATCCGCGCCTGATATGCTCGCACTTTGTACCGTAGCGTAATGCTGATTCGCCTATCGCTTAGATAGAAATGCCCATAGGCCGAATACTGATACGGCCTACGCTTGTGCTCTAGAATACGTAGGTCTAGCCCGTATTCCTCGGATAGCGTAAACGCTATAGCGTCTAGCTCTAGGCTAAACGCTACATCGTCCGGGTGTATGTCGCCATTCATGCGAACAAGCTCGCTTTTCCCTTGCGCCCGTACATAGACATGTGAGTGCCGCATTCGTCGCATACCATCCGGGTAGTATCGCTCGTAATGTCGTAGGAGTAAGTAGAATCGTCTTTGTACTGCCCGCCGCAAGAGCAATAAGCCGTACATATCTGCGCCACGAATCGAATAGCCATTTTCAGTACCTCGTATCTTTGCTAGGCTCTCGCCTGCCTTCTGCCGGTAGGTTAGTACCGGCAGTAGGTAGGGTGCGAATCTACTTTAGTTGACTAGTGAAATGGTTTACCGCTTCCTGCCGCTGCTCGTCTGTGGCTTTGGTGTACTCAACATGGGTAACCTTGTAATACTGGCTCCCTTTGGCACTGGTAACCAGCTTAAAGCGGCCCGTTAGGTCTATCTCCTTTCCTACTTCGTAGCCTAGCGCGCTGTACTTAGCCCCCTCTAGGAATTGGCTAAGCATACCCGCCATACTGCTACCGCCGTAGTTAATGGAGTCGTACTGCACAGAGAAGTAATGCCGATTCTCTAGAGCGTCCATAGCCACTACGTAGGCTCGGTAGTTGTAGCGGGTAGGCTTCCGAAAGCCTGCCTGCTCATAGGCTACCTCTGCCTTGCTCTCCACTGATTCAATCCAAACCCTGCACGTCTCTTTAGCCACTGTGCTAACCCCTCTCCTTGCGCTGCATGTACTCGATATGCTTTCGCATATCTTCTTTCAGGTTAAAGGCTACCGTACTGCCCATTGCGTACCCGCAAGCATGGCAGACGGCCTTAAATCCTGCCAGACGCCTACCCGCCTCTGCTGGCGTCTCTACAAAGTCGTAACCGTTCGTTACTGTGTGATTCATTTTTCAGTACCTCTTTCTCTACTAGGCTCTCGCCTGCCCTCTGCCAGCTATCACTAGCTGGCAGTAGGTAGGGTGCGAATCTACTTTGAAAACTCCATTTTGTTAGCAAGGTTCCAAACCTTAGTAGCCATCGCGGTAGCTGCCGCGCCAGTACGAGCAAAGGCGATACGGTGCGTACCGTGTCCCTTTGCTTCGTCTCTAATCAGTTCCCATGCCCCACGCTCTTTCGTCTCGAATAGGAATACCAGTGTTTCAATACCGGCGCTACTGATTCGGTAGAGTGCGTAAGTCTTGGTAGGGGCCGTCTCTATAAGTTCGTATGCCATTTCAGTACCTCTTTCTCTGCGTTATTCGCAGAGAGTAGGGACGGATTAGGGCGGGTGACTATCAGTATGCTCTAGCCGTAGCTAGTACCGTAGTTCCACTGGTACCCTATCCGTCCCTACTCTCTGCGCCAGTGCCGTAGCACTAGCACAGATTTTCCGCGTTCCGCTTTATAGCGGTGCCCGCTAGCGTTTCTTCTAGCGGCCCTCCTTTCGGAAGGGTAGCAGACCTTTGCATCTGCCTATCGGGTGATTATCACTTGTGTTTGCCGTAGCCCGGTCGGGTCGGTCGTCTCGGGTGATTTTCCCCCCGCGTCCACTGTGCGGGTTGTTCTCTGTGGGTCTCGACTTATTAAGAATAGCAGTACCGCTAGTAAGTGCAAGCGGCAATAGTGCCTTTTCTACCTCTTTTTACTAGTTTTATACCTCTATTTGCTGCGTCTATAGTTAGACCTACTGCGGCTCGGGCAATACTGCCCCGGCCTACGTTATGTAGTGGATGGCCTAGCACCTTTTTTCGGTACTGTCTAGTTGACCGATTATTTGCCAAATAATGCGTCAAGTAGCGTATCTGAAATCGCGCTGTGCGCCCGGTAGCAATCAAAGTAGTGCTACGCTATGGTTGAACCTATAAAACGCTCTGAGCGGCCTTACACGGCCTTACAGAGGCATTGGCGTTTTACTGGCCCCGCCTAGCGTACTCCTCTAGCGGTATGACAATTTGAATACCTATATTCTCTACCGTGTCATTATCACTAGCGGCTATGTGTACTACCCTCTCCTCTGCCCGTAGCGGTCTGCCTAGTACCTCCTCTGCTACTAGTGTATGTTTCCAGTGCCAGTAACCATTTTTCATTACCTGAGTGTATCCGTTACTAGCCTGCTTTTCATAGCCTTCTGGTATATCTGCTTTCCGCCTCTGCCATATGACACTAGCGGCCGCACTGTTATGAGTAGTGCAGTATTTTAACTTTAGTCCGTTACTGCGTACCGCCTGTAGCTCGGTACAGTCCGGCCACTGGCACGTACCCGGCGCTGTAGGTGGCTTTGCTCGGCTCTTTCGTTTTCTCGCCATGCCTTGAACCCTCGATTTTGATTAGGTTGGGTTAACCATATCTGGCCGCGACTCACCCGGCAAGCCGCGCAAAAAGATACCGGGCATGGTGCCCGGTACCCATTCTGCCCCATTAAGGAGCGCGAGAAATGCCGCCTGCCGGGGTCTACCCGGCTAACCGGGCTATCCTGCTAGCTGCGACCGATAATAGGCTAGTCCGGCCATCAGGCTTGTACTAGCGATACCGCATCCAAATGCCGCCCATTGTAGTACCTCTACACTAGCTGCAATGTTGACGCCTACAATACTCGTTTGGATAGCTCCTAACCCGGTGGCTATCGCGCCTACTAGGATAACTGCCCGGTCTGTCTTAGCCATCGTCTGATACTTCCTCTAGCTTTCCTGTAAACCTATACACTCCCTCTAGTGAGCCATTAGTAGGAAACCCCTCCTCTACCCATTCCCAGCTACGTACCTGTTCATTGCGTAGCCCTACCGCAAAGCTGTACCCGCGCTCTGCCGCCGCGAATAGTGCAGAGTCGCCAGTAAGCCTAACCGTAGGAGTGTCGTAGCTGATTGGCCCGGTATGGACTACCGTACCCGGTGGACACCATTCGATAATGTCCGCTGTAGGCACAATATCTAGCCCATTGCGGATTACAATATTAGCGAGTGCTCCGAATAGTAGTTTTTCCTCTGGGGTCATAGCGTCATCTCCTCCGGTGTCTCCGGCCATTAGCCGTAGCCATGCATTGTGATACCTATCACTAGCGCAAGCTGTAGGGCTACTGCCATACATTACCGCTAGTTGCTTATGTTGAAGGATATTAGAATTAGGTACGTATACCTTACCGTTCCATTCGCTAATATCCCTTATTAGGTGAATGAAATTATCCTCTTGCGCCTCGTCTAGCGGCTCTGTAGTCCATGCTGGCCCGCCCCCCTCGGATTCCATACTAGCTGTACTACAGTTAGCCCCTCTGCTACCGCTAGTCCATGTACTAGCTGGCAAAGGGTACATCTGGATTAGGTAGCCACCGTACTTAGCCTTTCGATTGATAAACTGGCACGATGCCGCCGCGTAGGGAGTGTAGGTATTACTACCGGGTATCTTT